GCACTAAGCACAACCCCATAATCCATATGACGGACTCGGGTTTCTTCTGTTCCTTGGTTGTTCTTAAGGACAATAAGATCATCAAACTGATGATGCCAAATAGGATAAAAAACAGTAGCACTTGCATTACGAATACCTCCTTGACTGCATGAGCGTAGGTCACCGAACCACTTCTTTAAGAAAGGTATCATACCTGTGTGCATAATCTCGCCGCCACGGATGGGACTGCCCAATGGTCGCAGTCGACCAATCTCTAGGCCAATGCCAGCACGTTTGCTGGCATACTTGGCCATCATTTCTCCGGACGCGAAAATACTGTCCAGATCATCATCCGAGCGAATAAGAACGCAACTACTAAACTGCTTGGTAGGCGTACCAAGGCCTGCCAACACCGGCGTGGCCAATGTGAAAAGGCCGTCGCTGGCTGCTGTGTAGTATTCTTTGATGTAGCGCATTCTCGCTGCATTCGGTTCTTCTCGGTGAAATACAGTAGCGGCCGCGACCATGTATCTAATCTGTGGAGTTTCATAAGTTTCCTTGGTGGCACGATTCTTAACCAGATATTTTTCAATCAGCTGTTCTATGGCAGCATAACCATACTGTTCATCCTTGGAATGATCCAGCATGTCATTCATTCTATTCCAGTCGTCTTCAGTATACCATTCCAACAGTTCCGGTGTGTACAGGCCAGCGGCCACATTGCGCTTGACAATGGTATACAGGTGGTCAGGTGTGTATGAACCATACACATCTTTTCGCAACATGCTCAGGCGTTGTTTGCCGGCCACATACTGATAATTGGTATGGCCCAGACCGGGATTTGATTCAACGTCAATTAGGTCTACTATGGCTCTAAGGGTAATGCCGTCGATTTCTCTAGTGGAGATGCCATCGTAAAAATGCAACTGCGCTTTGATCTCAATCATACTTTGACTGACATCCGCAGTACCTTGACATATTTTTGCTATCTGTGATTGCCATTTTTCAATGGCCATGGGCTCACGTCGCCCGCTACGCTTTACTACTGTTATTGTTGACATTCGCTTCTCTTGTTATTTTTGTTACTTATACTTGTTCTTGACCTGCGATTGAGTAATTTGTTTTATTGCTTTTAGGTCAGGACTGGTATTTACAACAGTTGATTTGTCCCAATTCAGTATATATTTTGATTTGTTTACTAGGACTACATTGTGACCCGCATCGGTCAACACCATCTCGACCGAATCTATATCTGCACGATCTAACAAAGTTATAGTATACAGTATTCCCAGTCCGCGAGCAACCTCGCAGAACATATTGTCATCCAACAATTGCCATGGATCTGGCCATTCTTCAATGTCGTCCCAGTGCAGGTAGTATCCGGTCCAAGGAGCAACGAACCACCAAGAATTGATGGCTTCCAAAGCTGATTCCAGCGGCAATGCAGTGGCCTGCTCTCGCAGTTGTGTCCAACTGCTGAGCCTTGATTCAAATGTCGACGGCCACTTCACGTTATGCTAGATGTGTTATGCTGTAGGTCAATGATCCGGCTGTGCCGGTGTTGGTACTGATGTAGCGCAGTGAAATATCCGATCCGGTCTGTGTCACTGTGAGTGTGATTCCGGTACTGGTATTTTCAGTGTAGTCGTCAGTGTAGCTTAAATTGTTGGTACTGCCATTGGTGGCCACAACAATGGTGCCATTGCGATAGGCCGAGCCTCTTGTTATTGTATAGTTGATGTTGATTGCTCGACTGTTGCTCACGTTGTAGGTAACTACCGCTGTGGCTGTGGGTATGTTGTTTGTCAATACTGCTGTTAGGCCGGATTTTCGTACATAGGTTCCCATTGCCAGCTGCTGACCGTTGGTAAATGCAATACTGGCAGCACCATTGAGCTGAATTCTTGGGTACAGCACTGCATTGGCATCAGACCGTTCAAACAGATCGCCTACACTGATGTTGTTGGCTGACACAAAGTCAATGATTGCAGTAGACGGTTGAGTTATTCCGCCAAATTGATTGCCAACATCGCCAAAGGTATTTTGTGCTGTGGCATTGCGTTCAACACCAAACACAATGCCCTGAGCATAGATAGTGTCAAAATTGCAACTGGTAATAGCAAACCCTTGTGGGTTGTACTGACTGCCTGCTGGGTTGGGTTGAACCACTGTGCCTTGATACAGAGTGGAAAAGCGGCTGCCGGTGATTCCTACTCCGCGCACCTGATTGGTTGTGTACACTGCATAAGTTGTTCCACCAAAGCTACAGTTGTTGAATTTAATCTGCTGTGTTACCAATGCATTGCTGCTGGCAAATCGAACGCAGGCTGTATCGCCTCGAGTGACAGGATCTGCAATGGTGGTTGTGGTAAAAGGACCAGCAAAACTGACTTGATTAAAAATGCACCCTACTGCTCGATCAATCAATACAATATCTATTGGATCACGCGGAGGATTCACATTCGACACCACAAGCGACTGAAAACTCATGTTTTCAACAGTGATGCTTTGTGGCGGGGTCGCGCCATTGGTACCAATGTCAACGCCGGTCTGTTGCAAGCTGTCGCCAGTCTGCATCACATAGTCAGCAGTTGATCCTGCTGCCATTTGGATAATACTGTTATTGATACCTTCGCCAATCAGTGTGGCATAGGGTGGCACAACTATGGTACCTGTTACTCGATATACTCCCGCAGGGAAAAACAAACTTCTACGAATTGCTGGATTGACTTCTCTACAGTACAGTTGATAAAGTGCGCGGTTAATGGCTAGAGTGTCATCGGCAACTCCATCACCTACTGCACCAAAATCTTTCACAGTGGCAAACTGATCCATCCAGTCTTGCAACGACAATTGCACTGGGGTACCAGGTGCTGAGCCTGTTTGCACAGTGTAGCCAGTGGCTGACACACCGTTGTAGGTGTAGTCTTGAACCAATGGTATGATATCAGAAAACTCGGTTAGAATCTCTGTGTTACCAATCACCGGAGCACCTTCTTCTAGGGTGCCATTGCCAATGAACAGCCTACGTTCGTCCACACTCCAGCCAAGTTCGGCTCCGGCCAACTGTGGTAGATTTTCTTGTAACCCTTTACGCTGGGTAATTCGCGAAATTTGTACGATAGCCAATTTAGATGTCCTTTGTGATCAACTATTTAGCATATAAAACTGCTCTACCCGCTTCCACCAAAGACCGCGATACTTTTCAAACTCAGCACCTTCTAGTATAAATTCTTGGTATTCGGGCTGTGTCAGTACATTGCCCATGTCATCTGTAGTGGGTTTGACGCACATCAAAATGACACCCTTCTTGATCCGTGTTCCGTGCAGTTCGTTGTGTGCTTCAGCATAGGCACAAAGCTGTATGAAATAGTCGTCAATCCACTCGCGTTTTTTTGGCTTGTTGGTCTGCTTGTAATCCAGTATGCTTTCTTCGTTTAGATGCACACCGGCTGCATCGGTGGTGCCGGCATAGACCTGGGGAAAATACAACGGAACTTCGTAGCCCCAAAATTCGTTGACTCTGTCAGTTATTCCCCGATCAATCACCACTTGGGCCATGGCATGACTGGCCCAGCCAAACGGATTGGTGCCACGCTCTCGGATTGTGCCAGTCTTTACATAGTCTTCAAGGTAGGTGTGCATTCTTGTGCCACGATTGGCAGCTTCAGTTGTGATCTGTTGCGCCTTGGCTTCGCCCACTGCCTTGCGCCAGTTGGCCAGTGCAATGCGACTTTCTGCCGGTTTGGTCTTGTCAAGTATGGTTGTAACACTGGGCAACTTGTTGCCATCTGGGGTAGCATAAAAGCGTTTGCCGTTTATTTCCACACGTGGTACAGGAGCATATTCAAATTTTGGATTGTACATGTAATAAGTGAGAGTTGTAAATGTGTTTGTGGGAGTCAGATAAAAGATCAAACAGTTTAGAATTTAAAACATAGCTGTCAGTGTTGGTGCGGTTGTCGTAGTCTGCAGTGAACTTGAGGTATTGAGCAAACAGCAGTTCGTTGTTGGTCTTGATATTGCGAACTGATGCCAACATGGCAATGAAGAATTCTTTCAGCACTTCAGTGCGCGGATATTTTTGGAATACTGGATGGCTGACGCATTTTTCCAACAGCTCAATCAACTGCGGGCGGTACTGCTCGGCTATGCTTTCCACCATTAACAATTCAGGCTCGTACAAGTGTATGTTAGACAGCCATAGGTTTTGTTGTGTTTGATCAGCCCACTGTTCCCACCAGTCAAGGTAGTCCGCTGCGTAAAAAATATTGTTCAATGAAAACACCGGACTGACTGACAAAGAAAATTTACCCGGATATTGTTTACATAGAGATTCCAGCGTGACCAGGTTGTCTTGTACCTTGTTGAATCGAGCAGGCCAACGCACATAGTGATAATTTTCTCCAACGCTGTCGATGCTGGAAAGAAATTCTATGTGACGGAACTGTGCAAATCTTTCCAAGAACTTTTCAGATATACTGGGCACAAGACTGGTAGTGATACGCAGGATAGTGGTGCTGGCCAAGTTTTCTGCAATCAACCAATCAACCAGTTTTAAAAATCCCGGCTGAATCATTGTTTCGCCACCTATTGGGTGTACAATAAAATTATCAGTCTCCGAATGCTTGTCTCGAATCATGTCAATCAATGTGTTCCAGCGAGATTCATTGGTTGATATGTCTATTGTGTAGTTGGCATCTGTGGGACGATCCATCAAGGTGGCCCATAGACTGCTTTCATTTTCATTACAGCTACGACAGGCCAAATTGCAGAGATTGCTGAATTTCATTCCCACTTGGAATTCGGGTGTTTTCTTTAACTGTTTAAATTGTTCTAATTCGTCAGCTGAGTAACCCAGCATGTATTTTACACGTTCCGACTGTGCTTGATTTTGTTCGTCATGGGTGCATCTCCAACAGTGCGGCGACACAGTGTCCTGTGACATGTCTTGTCGCACCTGTTCTATGAATTCAAAGTCCAGCTCGGTATTTGTTTTGGATATGTCTAGATTACAACAGGTTGTGACTTTGAACTTGCCGGAGTTGAATCTAAAGTCGTAGGCAGCATAGGGTGCTGTACAAAATGCAGGATTGTCACGGATCCACCGAATTGCATGTGTGGTCATACTCTGAACGACTCACCGCAACCGCAGCGATCCCTTTCGTTGGGATTTATAAACTTAAAGCCTTCGTTAAGGCCTTCTCTTACATAGTCCACCATCATGCCGTTCATATACACATTGCTTTTTTTATCCACCAGCACTACAAAATCGCTGTAGGCATAGTTGATAACAGTGTCGTCTGCTTGATATTTGTCAACATACTCTAGTGTGTAGGCAAGGCCGCTACAGCCTGTTGTTCTAACACCCAATTGTATGCCAGCACCGCCACGTTTTGATAACAACTGCTGTACTTTTTTTTGAGCTGCCTCAGTTAGGGAGATCATGCTTTTTCCTGTAGTCATCTACAGCGGCTTTGATTGCGTCTTCGGCCAAGATACTGCAATGGATCTTCACTGGGGGTAAGGCCAGTTCTTCAGCGATGTCGGAGTTTTTGATTGATCCGGCTTCGTTGATGTGCATGCCTTTGACCCACTCTGTAATGAGGCTCGAGCTCGCAATAGCCGATCCGCAGCCATACGTTTTAAATTTTGCATCTGTAATAATACCTGTATCATTGTCGACCTTTATTTGCAATTTCATAACATCACCGCAAGCCGGGGCGCCAACCATGCCTGTTCCAACACCGTCTTCGTCCTTGGCAAAACTGCCCACATTACGAGGATTTTCGTAGTGATCCACCACTTTGTTAGAATAGGCCATGTTGTTTACTCCGGTATAATATTAACTGCCTGCGGGCCTTTTTGGCCCTGGGTCACATCGTAGGTCACCCGTTGATTTTCTTTGAGCACTTTGAACCCAGCAGTTTGAATTGCTGAATAATGTGCAAACAATTCTTCTTTGCCTTCGTCTGGAATAATAAATCCAAAACCTTTGGTTTCATTAAACCACTTAACTTTACCTGTTGCCATTTTACTACTTTCTAATATATTAATTTTTACCTCAAGTGTATTATACTACACTCTGCACGTATTTACTACTCTTTTGGTTCTTTTATCCAGTGCTTTTTGCGATCACTGAATGTAATTGGTTGATATTTGTATATTTCGGGACAGAATTTGCATTGATCAATTTGGTTGTCTATGTTGTCGATGAACTCTTTACCGCGGGTGTCAAACTCGTCAATGGTCAACGGTTTGTAACTGTGCATTATGGCGCGATCGGCATCGCTTATTTCAAAGTGATGTTGGTTGTCAAATTCGGGCATCAATGCAACTGGTCCGCACTTGTAGATTTTGCCATTGATCATGTGATAATTTTTAAACTTGCGGAAAGTACAGATGTCGTGGGCTTTGGTAGGATTACTGCGGTACACTGTGAACTTGCCATCGGGACGTTGAATAATGTTGCTTTGAACAAACTTGTTACTCATCCAAGCGTGAATTTTCAGTTTGTCTTTGTTGATAAATTGATAGTCGCTGCCAATGGGATCATCCTTGTTTTGACTTTCGACCACGGTGGGTCCTAAGAAGTTCCGAACACGAGCAAATATTTCCTCCTTGTCGGCAGGATTGTGTATGCTGATGCCTAACCAATTTCCCATTCTGGGATCCAGTGCTTCTTCTAGACCTTTGACGCAGTCAATTCTAGTGCCGTTGCTTTGTACCTGTGTGCCCGAATGGTCAGGCCACAGTGCATTGACACCTTTGATCCATTTCACAATGTCTGGGTTCAGCAAAGGTTCGCCGCCTAGGATAACCGGATGTCGAATGTCTATTTTTTCGGCCCAGCGTTTAAGGATAGGTTCAGCTTCGTCCCAGCTTTGCCAGCCGCTGAATTTATAATTGTTGTAGCGATTACAACCGTTACAGGTTAAATTACATACGTTGGTAATGTAGAATTCCAACTTGTCGATCAAGATTCTTTGTGTCATAACGATATTTAATGCCGCAAGGGCCGAGACGTTTTTATTGTCGACGCTTCATGGCCGACTTGGCGTTGCTGTCAACCACTTCTCGTGCTTGATCTACACTCATTCCAGCAGTGGTTTCAGTGTTGCCTTTGAATTTGATCACGCCTGATGTTGGGTCGTACGGCTCAAGCATTGCACTCAACGGTTCTGAATCAATCATTGCGGCCAACGATTGCTCAGTGACATTTACTCCCAATGACTGGGCCAATTGAATGAATGCCTGTTGACTGATTTGTTTTGGCGCTGCTTCGTCGTCGGCGCGGTCGTTGAGAAACTGACTCAGTGCTGCGAGTTTGAGTGCGTTGTTGGGATTTTCTTCAAACTCGCGCAGTCGCATTATCTACGCTCACGACCAAGACCAGCAGCAGCAGGTTCTTCGATGTCTGCTTCTGCATCAGCAGCCAAATCATCTAGATCATCTAGCTCGCCGCCGGCTTCGTCTGGCACAGCACCAGCAGCCGGGTCTGGCAATTCAGCACCCACGTCTGGAGCAACTGCGCCTGCATCTACCGGCGCTTGTCCAGTCACAGTGCCCATGGCAGCTTCTAATTGTGTTTTGGATGTTTGAAGGTTCTGCACCATACCGCCCAAGGCAGCAGTGGCATCGGCATTGAACTTTGTTGCTTGCTCGTAACCAATTTGATTGCGGATTTGATCAACCAGCGCAGGTAAATCTTTGAACTGCAAAGAAGTGACCTGTTCAACCATTTTTTGTACTTGGTCTACCATGTCTTGACTGGCCAAAATAACCTGTGCTTGTTGTACTTCGCTTTCGGCTAGACGACGACCTGTTCTGCGACGAGTTTCAGCTGTCATTGCAGCACTCAAAGCGGCACCTTGTACCATCTTTTGTTCGTCTTGTGATAGATTCTGGCCGGCAGCACTCTTGGTCATTGCTGTCTTGAGCTTGGGATCAGTAATCTTGTTCAGAGCTTGTTTTGTTTTGTTAGGGTCAGGCATTCCCAGTGTTGTATTTGCTGGAAGCTCTTCTTTGATTTTTTTAGTCAGTACCTGTTCTAGCATGACCAATTTCAAGTATGCAGAATTTTGTTCACTGACATGGAACTTGGGAGTGCGGCGGTGCTCGCTCAGTAGGCCACGTACTCGTTCCAATAAGGCATGAGCCTGACGCTTTGAAATTGATTCAAAGGTAATGCTTTTGCCAAAGTAGCTTTCAAATACTTTAGCAACTTGTTTTGTTTGTGGCAGCACGGCCAGTTCTTGCAGTTTCATTATCGAATCCTCGTTGTTGATAGTATTTAGCCTGATTAATATATTTGGACAATCTATTTTCTATCTCTTTTTTCTTTAAGATCTTACTTTCCAACTTGTTTAGAATAATTTCACGTTGTTCAGCGTTCTTAACACGCTCGCCTACCGCAGCACGAGCATTGATATCGGTAGTTAAATGATATAAATTATTGTCTAACTGTATTAACTCACGAGCTATGTTATATTGCTTGAATTTATCAGCAATGCACCAGCTCAGTGCGGATCTACTGCTGTGAAAAATACCAATGTCATCCAGTGAACATTGGACTCTAAAACCTGCTGCTTCTTTGACAAGACTGTATCGGCCAAAGACTGTATAGTTGCCTTCGGAGTTTTTCCAAATACTGTTGTGTTCTAAAGTGGGAAATTCTTTAAGAAATGCTTTATCTATTTTCATTTGACAACATAGTGTACAACCAACCATCCAATGATGCCGGCCATGGTGCCCATGATACC